AGGATTTATCCACTGGATTTATCGCAGGAATGGCAGGAAAAACCAAATCAAGAGCAGCTCAGAACAAGAGCTAATTCTTATATGAAAGCAAACAATATAGGAGTACCAGATGTATCATTGACTGTATCATTTGTACAGTTATCACAATCTTCTGAGTATGCTAAATATGCACTTTTGGAAGATGTACATCTTTGTGATACAGTAGGCGTTGAATTTCCAGAGTTAAATGTTAGTGCTACAGCAAAGTGTATAAAAACTATATATGATGCAATCAGTAATAAGTATGTGTCAATTGAACTTGGCGAATCAAGGACAAATCTTGCATCAACGATTTCTGACCAAAAGCAGGCAATCTCTGATACTATTACTAAAACATTTATGCAACAGGCTATTGAGAATGCTACGCAATTGATTAGTGGAGGTCTTGGCGGTTATGTGATTATGCACAGCAGCACCGGTGGAAAGTATCCGGATGAAATTCTTATTATGGATACAGATGATATTGCTACTGCGAAGAAGGTATGGCGTTGGAATAAAGGTGGATTGGGATATTCTTCAACCGGATATAATGGTCCATTCGCTTTAGCTATGACGCAAGATGGTCAAATTGTAGCGGATTTTGTTAAAACCGGAACGATGAGTGCAAATCGTATTAATGGTGGTACTTTAATTCTTGGTGG